GTAAGATCGTCTAAATATGTTTTTGCACCAGCTTCGATAAATTCTGCTGGAGCTGTTCTTACTACTTCTGACATTATACTCTTCCTCCTTCTTCTAGCATTTTCATTTGATCGTATAGCATTTGTGCGCCTTTATTAACATCGCCACCGCCCATACCTCTTACAGCATCTGCTGTAAATACAAACTCGTTGTTTGACAACATCGCTGGGATGTCATCTTCTTTTTCTTTTATACCAACCGGTGGTATAAATCCACCAGTTTCTCTAAGATCTAGCTCTTTAACACCTTTTGGATTTTGTCTTATAGGTAGACCCTCGATACCCGCCGCTTGCATAGCGTTGTCGCTTGCATTATCCATTTTACCACCTATAGCTGCTAAACCTCTTGTTTCTTCAATTCTCATGTTAGACATTCTATCAAATTCTTCTTTTGCTCTCTCTGCTGCTTCTTTAGGAGATAGCCCCATGTCTAAATATTTTTCAAATAGAGATTCTAATATTTTATCATTCTCCATATTAGATGCCATTCTATCTGGTAATACTGGTGCATCTGCAGGTGGTTTTGGTCCAAAAGGATTTACAGGTTGTGTTGG